ATAAGAGGTGCGTCACCATGATATGCGTAATTAGTGACATAAAAGACCTGGATTACATTAGCATCCCCCGCATTATATCCATATTGGTATTTATTTGTAGGCACCAGCATAGGTGTGTAAGCTACAGGCTTGAGCGGGATTTGAACCGTTGGCGTTATCCCCCTCATTGCCCCGGTGTAGAGAACTGCCTCTTTTTGATTAGGAAAGCTAAGATATACTAGATTATCATAGGTATCGTTTATAATCGTAACACCTTCTTTATTCTGGATGTTAATAAATTCCATACGCCAGCCACCCTTCATACGTAAGATCTTTAAATTGACGATTGATATTATATTCATCCTGGGACACTGCAAAATAATATGTTATGATATTGCCCCTAACCTCCGCCACTAAGTACTGTCCCATAGCTGCAGCCCAGACATGTTGCTCAGGCTGCAATCCATTCACAGTAATTTGTTGGCGTCGATTAGGGATGTCAGATACATACATCCGCCCCTCGATACGTGTGAGCCTTTCCTTGAGATTTAGTATGATATTGCCGTTAACGTCATAAGCTAATACATGCGGTTCCATAATACCTCCTACCAGCACCCAAGTTTAATCCGAGGGTTGTTATCATCATCAAAACCTGTAATAAGGTTATCTTGAATCTCAACACGAGCACCGGTCTCTCTCGAACGAAGTAACCCGATTGTACTGGACACCGCCGCTAAATTATCAACATGTAATTTGTCGGCAGTAACTGCCCGGGCTTGTATCATCCCTTTGGCAATAACATTGTTATCAAATAATGTCTGCCCCGTAACGTGCAATAATTTACCATCAATGCGGGTACCGCCCCTGTATTGGGTAATAGCACTCATTACCTTATCACCGTCGATAACTTGTGATTTGATTGCATTATCGAGTTGCGTAATGCGGGTGCTCATTTTATTAGCTAAATTATTAACTTGTAAATCAATAGCGTCTTGCAACTGACTGATTGACGTCTTGATATTGGCAACGCTGTCATCGTATCCGTCTACAGCATATACTTCGAGTTTGTAAATCCATGCGATAAAGTTTGGACTGTTGTTTTTGCCGTTATCACTTTTAAAGTAGACATATCCACAGTCATGTCCGTCTGTATTCTGCGGATTCCATTCGTTCCCATACTTCCAAAAGAATATATATTCTTGCGGTTTATCTGAACCCTTGTTAGATGTCAGAAATCCTGTCGGCGTATCGCCACGACCAAGATGATTGTTATTTAAATACAGGGATATGTCGGATTTAACTTTCGCCACCATACGGACAATATAAGTATTATTTAATTGCCCCTCTAGTGATTTCCCGCCAGGTGTGATTCTAAAACCGCCATACCCGATAGAGGTATATTTTGTGTCCCCTATTAATATGCCGCACATTTGACCGCCAGTATTAACGTCTCCCCATTTAGGTGAGGGAGCCGCAAGCTTTTGTATTACTCGCTGCCCGGCTTTGGCATACGTCACTAATTCGGCTTTATTCTTAAATGTAGGGTCTTCCATTAACTGCGGTGACCGAGACATCAATGCAACGGCTTTCGCATAATCTAGGACGCCCGACGTCCCTTTATCAAGGGCGGCTATGCGCCTATTAATATCATTAATTCCTAAAGCTTCTTTATCCAACATTTCCTTAGGAATCGCGACTTTAATAGTCACAGTTTTTTCATTAACAAGTCCATCTCCGAACACATCCACAAATGAGCAACGTATCCGGTATATTCCGGCTGAGTTCGAATATGTCAGCATGGTGCTAGTAGTTTCAAAATCATCAGTGCGCTCATCTCCGATCACGTGGCATCTGATTGCGTATGCTTGTGCCGGCTTAGTAGAGAAGTAAAGATTAAATCCCCCTAACTGATTTTTTACTACAAGCTCAGGCGCGGCCAACTGCGGAACGTTATACTCGTATGTTGCTGCAGTCGAGTATTTGCCCAACGTGCTGCGAGCATATAAATAAACAGTATCCGCTCGTTTAGATAGGGTAAGTACAGCAGATGTACCTTTAACTCTTGCCAATAAAGCATTCGTATCTTTACCAGGATTATTATCGGTACGTAATTCGTAATAGTCGACGTCAGCATTCAGCACCTCATCCCATGATGCGGTGGCATTTCTACCGAACGTAATACCAAAATTACTAGGCATGTCAGGTATTGCATCCATTGGTTTGACTAGCACATCAACCATTTGGGCTGTTTCTGCTCTGTTGCCAAATCGGTCAACCGAGATTGCTTTGATTCGATATGTCTCACCTGGGCCCAATGCCTTAATGATCACTTGGCTTGTACTACTTCCCGCATATTGCCATTCTTGACCGGATACAGGCTTTCCGCTTTTAGCGGTTAGCATATACCACACTTCAGCTACATCGAAGTTAGCCGGATTACTAGGTGGATCAAATAGTACTTGTAAGTCGTAGTACACACTCTTATCTGCAGTCTGATTATATCGACTGAGTACGTGCAAATTTTGCACATCCTCTGGCGTTTGCATTTTAGGTATGTTAATCGATTTAGTAATACCGGTAGTCAGCTGCCCTAACTCGTTAATAGCCTGCACCCGCACCTCATAGGTCGCACCTAGCAGCACATCAGATATCGTGGTAGTATTTGTGGATGCTGGGTAGTTTCCGATATATGTCCATGTATCACTTTTTACGTTTCGGTAATTCACAACTACATTTGAGACTTTTCCATCGCGAGGTAACTGCCACGTTACACCTATACGTGAATACATGATGCCATTAGCACCATAGACATCGCTCACTAACCCTACTGATTGAATATCAGATGCACCGTGATTCGTATAATCAATACTTGGCACCGTGCCATCATCTGATACATAGAGTTCTGGATAATATTCCATGCATTGAATCTTACGAGTCATTTCTGATAGTGTCTTTGTAATAGCCAACACACGAAATGGCTTAGCCGATTTAGAGACCTCTCCGAATGCATATACCGCATCAGGCTGCACCGGTATAGCCTCTTTAACAATCACATTGAGACCTGATACATTTACTACGTTAAACGTAGAGACGATATCCGTAGAGTTGCTACGAATTAGCAACTGATAATTCTTCCCTGGTTGTACCGACACTTCCTTGTCAAGTGTAATCGTCTGGCCACTTACCGCAACCACACGACCGCCCTCGCCCCATTCAGGTATGTCGTGCTGAATTAAAATAATATCTCCTACCGTGCACGCTATGGCATCCGTAAACGCCTCTATTGTCACAGTACGTATTTCATATTTATTACATCGCAAGAAATGCTTACCGTGTTTATAGGCCTGCTCAAGACTAGTGCACCCCATGAGTTCAACTTGTGCCGGATTTGTTAGCGTATCCGACTCATCGTAAGTATCCCCATATACTGGAATGACGTCTCGCTCATAATCCTTATCCTTGTTAAGGAACGATATTTCAACAGAGTTAGCCCTAGCCTCCACACCTTGAAACTCTTCAGTAAAGCTGCCGTGTTTTATATTGGCTACAGTAAACAACTGTACCGGTGTAGATTGATAATCGCTAACGCATGTGAACCTGGTTCCTACAGGAATTACCTTCCCTCGACCTACTGCCTCTGGATACTTTAACGCATCCCATAATCGCATAGCGGTGTCGTATATATAATTGAATGTAAACCCATTCGTTTTACACTTATCCGCCCATGCCTTAAATGCGTTATAGTCAAGGCGCATATGGGGCTGTCCGAATACAATATATTCACCGCCAATCTTACGGCAGATGTGGATTAAATCATATGCAGCCCATGCCGGATTATCCGCTGGTTGAGCTTCGTACTTATTGATATACGGATTGAACACATACACCTCTGAACGTTCTTGAATCCATGTCACTTTTGGATCAGTTCCACTTAGTTGAGATGTGGCCAAAGCCTTAATTCCAATGAGGGCTTTCCCTGGATGCACGAAATCGTCATATATAATTTGAGTTAGTTGTACCCAGTAGACCTTATTAACATGACGCAGGCTTTTCCCATCTTTCGCACTGCATCGCATACGAATTTCGTAGCGAGCCTTTTCGAGATTGTCGAATCGAAATACACGATAAAACGCATTATTTGTCGCCTCTTCAATTCGTCCTGCGTAATCAGATGTATTCGTCACGCTATTGTCTGACTTAATAAAGTTCCACGCATCCCGACGCTTAATGTGACCGGCCATGCCTTTTTGATT